GGATCACTTCCGGCCTCCATTTCGAATGACGGCGCCGCCGGGGGGACAACAGGGTCAGACTTGCCCAGCCCTTCCAATGCGGCCCCGTCGCCCGCCTTCGCCTCTGGGCTGTCTGCCCCCTTGGCGAACGCATCATCTGCCATGGGCGGCCCGTTTTCGGCGGTCTGGCCACGCAGGGCGATGGGCCGGGGCGCACCAATATCATCGGGCAGCTTGCCGAACACCTCCGGGTCGATGCGGCGCAGGATGGCCGACGTGGTCGGTGCGTCGAACAGCGATGCTTCGGTCGTGGCTGCCTTGCGCGCCTCGGTTGCATAGCGGGTCAGGAAATCGGTGATCTCCGCCTCGCTTGCCGCACGGCCGTTCTTCCAGAACTTCCGTGTCAACAGGTCGAACGTGACAGGCGACAGGGCGCCGTTCATAAGGTCGGGGGTGTCCATCAGTTCGGCCACCATCTTGGCGACCGGATGACCATCGCGGATCGCGCTGTCACGGGCGACCGCGATCAGCCGCATGGCTTCCAGCACAAAGGGGCTGATATCGGCATCTGCTCGCACGCGGCCTGCCTCGATCTCGGCGCGCAGTGCGGCCCAGTGTGGGGCGGATTTGTCCAGCGCATCCATCAGGCTTTTCAATTCGCCCGGATCACCCTCGATAAAGCGGCCGATCATGTCGGCAGACGGCCAGGCGCGGGCGAACAGCGCCTGTCGGATCACGTTGCGACCTTCGCCGCTTAGCGTGCCGGCGCCATCGGTCATGGCATTGTGCTCGGATGCGGGCAGGGCATCGAACATCGCACGCACCACATGGCCGTTTTCCGGGGCAAACATATCTGTTGCCGGATCGAAGCGCGCCATAAGGTCGGGTGTCAGCGACCGGGCAGACACCTGGGCCTTTTCAAGGGCAGACAGGCGCATGACGCCCGCATCCTGGGCATCGACGGTAAAGCTGCGCAGGTCGGCGGGCGACAGGTCGGTCTGGCGGCGGGCCACCAGCACCGGGCGGTCGATACCGGGCGGGATGGGGGCGCCGGTGATATCCTCGATCGCCTGGCGATAGGCACCGGCCCTGTCGGGGAAATGACCATAGGCATGTTCGATGGCGCCAAAACGACCATTGCCGCTTTCGATCATGTTGTTTGGCCCGATGATCGGGGTGCCGGTCGCGGCATTGGGGCTGGGCATCAATTGCGCTGGATCAAGCCGTGCTGCGGTCTGTTTGGTCCAGGCATCCGACGCGGCGCGGCTGCGGTCGCGGGGTTGCAGATCGCCGCTGGCCCGCTTCAGAAGCGAAGCATCGATGACCTCATATTTGACATCGATGCGGCGCCCGCTCGGGGTGCTTATCTGACCATCGCCGGTATATCCGCGCGACGTGGTGAACCGTGGCACCTCGGACGACAGGTCGGCAGCACCGCCTTCCCACTTCGGGATGCGACCGGAATTGAACTGTTCATGCAAGGCGGCAGCATAGCCCACGCGGCTTTCGCGGCGGGGAATGCCGGGCCGCTCGAACAGGTCCGACACCAGCGCGGCTTTTTCTTCGACCGTCGTGGCGCGGCGGATCGCTGCCCAGGCAGCGGCTTCTCCCTTAGGGTTGTTCAGTTCGAAATCGAGAAAATCGATCTGGGTATCCAGATCGGTCGGGTCGGTGCCGCGCTTGCGGGCAAATTCTTCAAGGTCGCGCTTGCGCGGGCCGTTCCACTGGGCGATGCCAAGCGCATTGCCGTTGTCGCCGACAGCCCCCGGATGCAGCGCGGGGCCGCTTTCGACCATGAAGTTGCCGACAAATGCGGCGGCATCTTCCGGGGAATAGCCCTTGGACAACAGCTTGCCATAGACATAGCCGATGCGGTTGGTCTTGGGCGAGGCATTGCCCGCGATTGAAAAATCGAAATCCGACATGGCTGGAACGCCTGTTGCCACCCGGCCCTTCTGATCGAAGATCGCCTGATTTGGGTTTTGCTGGCCAGACAGGCGGTCGCGGGTGGCCGTCACATCGGCTTCATGATCCGCCGGGTTCATGCCGTCGGGCGTTCCAGCGCGCGTCATCGCGCGACGGTCCTGCCGATATTGCCAGGCGCGCGCAGCGCCATGCAGAAGGCCGGTCAATCCACCTGCAAACAGCGCACCTTCGGCGAACCGTCCCATGGCTGTTGGGCGCGCTTCGCCCATCTCATCGGCGATCTTCTGTTCTGTGGGCAAGTTGGCAAGGTTACTGACGCCGCCGATCAGGGCCTCACCCAAGATGGTCTTCAGCGCGCCGCCCCCCACACCGCCAAGCGGCATGGTCACCATGTTGAACGGGTCGATCAAGTCGCGGGCGCCAGTGCCCAGAAATTCCGCCAGGCCACCGCCGGGCCGGTCCAGAACTGCCTGTGCCTCGGTCAACTGGTTTTTTTTCTGGCGCTCGATATGGGCGTCCAACTGGGCGGCGTTCAGCGGATATCCGGCCCATGTGGTCGGATCCTGACCGACCTGCTTTGCCGCTTCCTCTGCAACAATCTGTGCAAAATCGATGCTAGGTTCATAACCGTTCTCGTTGCGGTCGGCCACGCGCTGTTTGGCATCCGCAGGCAGCATCGAAAACATCTTCAGTCCCAGTTGCGTTCGGATCCGGCGGGTGTAATCGAAGCTGTCCTGTCGGATCGTTTCGGCATTCCATGCAGCGCCGAACGTATCCAGAAACCCTGCCGGATCATCGGTGCGTTGCGCCGGGGGAACAGCGCCGGGGTTCTGGGGTGGGGTGCTGTTTGCGAAAAAACCGTTCATTGGCCTGTCGCCCCCGCCAGACCCTTCATCGAAAACATGAAGGTCGTCGTGCCGTCAGCGTTCTTTGCGCCACCTTCATTCTCGACGTAATACCGGGCGCCAGCGCGATCGAAGGCCAGAACATAGCGGTCAGGACCAATCCGAAGGGGCCGCAGGTTTTCGACAGTGGCGACATTGGTCTTGCCACTGTCGGGCACCATGCCCTTGACGACAGCCGCAGCCTTCAGTCCGCGCATCCGGTCGATTGCGGCCTCCGCCGCCGGGGCGCGAACCAGCATATTCTTGCCGTCGGTGGACATGCGCGCACCGGCGGGCAGCCATGCGTTCTCGGCGGGCACCCAGACTTCGCCATTCAACTGATGCTGCATGCCGTTCCAGGCCGTATTCGCCTGCCCTGCCGACATGCCCGTCGGCAGGATCACCGGATAACCGGCCACATCTTGCAGGCCGCCGATGGTCATATTGCCAGCGGTGTCAACGCTACCACCAAGCGCCCGTTGCACGGCCTGCCCATAGGCATCCTGTGCGGCAACGCTGTCTGTCCAGCCACCGGCCTTGATGGTTTCGGGGTCAAGGCCGGTTGCCTGATCAGCATAAAGCGCACCGGCGGCGGCCATGACCTCCTTTTGCGCGCCCGGATCGTCGGCAAAGATACCTTGGGTCGCGGTGTTGAACGCAAGGATCAGATCCTTGTCGGCGGGCATTGCGACGGTTTTTGCATCAAGCTTGGCCTCTCCTCGCAGCATCGATGTCACCAGCGACGGATCGGCATTCTCTCCAATCAGACCCATACCGAACAGAAACGCAGGTGTTGCCCCGGCGGCGACGGCAACACCGTCGCCTTTGCCGTCTGGCAGGCTGGCCAGCGCGGTGGCAGCGGCAAGGCGGGTTGCCGGTTCAGCGGTGGGGGCGATTGCGGGCTTCAGATCCGCCGCCTCGGCGTCACTCATCAGCCGCATCTGGCCTTTTGGCACATAGCCTTTGCCTTCTGCCCAGGCGCCAAAACTTGCCCGGTCGGCCAGCGATTTGGCAAAGGCCGCCGGATTGGCGGGATCGAACGGTGCCAGATCGGGCACCGGCAGTTCGGCTGCACGCGCTGCTGCCACCTGATCCTTGGTCCAGGCGGTGTCGTAGTCCTTCAACCGGGCCTCAAGCGTTTCCACCCGCTTGCCCTGATAATCCTTGGAATAGGGCCGGGATTTTGCATCCGTGATCGCTGTCACCAACTGCTCTCGCGTCATCAGCAAGATCGGCGCATGCTCATCGCGCAGCGCCTGTGTATCGGTTGCTTGCGCCACAAGGTCAGGAAACCTTGCTCGAACGGTCGGGTCTTTCAGCTTGGCTTCACCATCCCAGGCCAATCCCTTGCCCATCAGGGCAATGCCGTTCTTCAGGTCGTCTTGCAGGGCATTGTCATCGATCCCCGCCTGAACCTCGGCCGCCTTTGCGGCCTTTCCGGCGGCTATGGTAATCTGGTTTTCGGCCTTGGCTTTCCAGCTAAGCCGGTCCTCGGGGGTCAGGTTGGGCAATTCACCGGCATCAAGGTGATCGATCAGACCCTGCGGATCGGTGGACAGCATCTGGAACGCAGCATTGCCGTCGCCGCCGGATTTGAAATCCAGAATGTCGCGTTCGGCCTGATCATAGGGTATCAGGCCGTCTTTTGCCATTTGCCTTTGGCGGGCAGCATACTGATCATAGATGGTGGTGCGGGTGCTGGCATCTGTGGTGGCGGCCTGTTTGGCGGTTTCGGCCCGATAGACGACATTGGCGGCGATCGTCTGGTTGTGCCGCAGCGCGATGACGTTGCTGCCAAGCGCGAAGGCATGTTTCTGGGCCAGATCGTCAAAGGCCAGATCGAACTGCGGCGCGATTTTCGCGTCGATGCGCGCGCCGCCCGCGTCGGTCTTGCCGGTCAGATAGGATTGTTTCAGCGCCGCAACATCGGTCGCCCAGCCGTTGTTGATCGCTTCGGGGTCGCCCATCTGCTCGTATTTCAGGCGCAGATTGTTCAGGTCGCGGGTCATGTCAAGCTGCGCGCGGCCCCATTCCAGATCCAGCCGCTGCTTTTCAATGCGATCGCCAAGACCCTTGATCGCCTCGCCGAAACCGGCGATCGCCTCGCCGGTGCGCGGGGCCTCATACTGGGGCTGGGCGGCGCGGCCCGCGGTCAGGCCAGCCTCTGGGACGGTCAGGCTCATGACAAAAGCTCCGGCCAGATGTCGGGCGCCTTGGTCAGGAAGGTTCCGGCAGCGTCGAAATTGCCTTTCAGCACGTCACTGGCGGCGCGCGCCCTGTAGCCCTGCTGGGCGACGGTCAATTCGGTCTGGCGCGCCGCGCCGCGCGAACGCACCTCCTGGCTGGCAAAACTTGCCTCTTGCGCGGCGGTCTGGCCCAGAAGCACGGCGGTCGGGCTGTCCAGGCTGACGCCGCGCGCGATCAGTTCGGCCGATTGCTGATGCAGCGCCTGGCGGAACTTGACCCTTGTGCGGTCGTCCTCGGTGGCGGTCAGTTGCGCCTCGGTCGCTTTCTGGCTGGCGGTGGCCGCAGCCATCTGCGCACTGGCCTTGGCCGACGCTCCCGCCTGCATCAGGGTGCCGCCGATCGATGTCAGCAGGCCAAGGGTTTGAAGAAAACCGCCACCGGCGGCGGCTGCACCAGCCGTTGCTCCGGCTGCTGTCGCCGCGCCAGCCGCAGCTGTGGCACCCGCCGCGGTGGCGCCGCCGCCAATGGCCGTCATCAGCGGGGCAATCAAGGCTTGGATACACATTACTGTCCTGCCTCCGTGATCGGGGCGGAAAGCGCCGTGATCGTCATTGGTGCGCCACCGACCGGCGTGAAGCGCAGCGAAATTTCCTGCGCCATCCCGCTGGTCAGATCCAGCCGCACCATGCCCGAATAAGCGGCGGTCAGGTCGGCCGCAACACCGCGCGGGATCAGGTTCAGCCCGCCGCCCGCCCGTTCGGCCTGGGCGGTTTCACGCTCGACCGCCTGCACCCGGCCTGCGGCGGTGCGATGCACACCGATCCTGACCTTGGGCGACAGGCGGCGCTGGCGGCCAATCGTGCTGCCGTCCGGTGCCGCGCCCAGCAGATCAAGCGTTTCGGCCTGATGGGTGGCATCGAACAGCCCGATCACCGCCACGCTGACCGCCACCGGCAGGGTCACGTTGCCACCCGGCGCCACGGTCAGGTCATCGAATTCGCCGTGGTCGGTCCAGGCGGTGACTGTCTGCCCGGCCAGATGCGGCACCGAAAAGACGGTCTGCGGGGTGGCGGGCGCAAACTGGCGCGCGCTGTAAAGATGGATGGCCGCCGTGATCGGCTGCAAACCGGACATCAGCCCGAAAGGTTCGGCCAACTCTTCGATCCGCCGCACGGTCACGCCGCCAATCGTGCGGCGCACCACCATGGTCAGCACGTCGCGGGTGCCGGTGGCGTCGGGCGTGACCGACATGGCTTCGACAAAGCCGCCCGCCAGCGGCAGGCGCGCCCAGCCCAGCACCTCTTGGGTCGGATCATAGATCACCAGCGCCAGATCGCCGTCGCCGCGCCGGGCCACCACGGTGCGCTGCGGTGCTGACAGCCAGGCCAGTTCGGCAAATCCCGCCTCGCCCATGTGATCGGCCGGCAGCGACAGTTCTGTCGGCACGTTCGCGTCTTCCTGAAAGGAATAGGCGATTTCAAAAATCCGGCGGGTGTCTTTTGATACAAAGATCGGGCGGCCGTCGGGCGCGACGGGGCGCAGGTTCGGGCGCCCGCCCAGGCTGCTGTCCATGCCGAAGTTTGCGGTCGTGGGGCCAAGCGCCTGACCACGGCTGTCGGCACGGGTCGAATATTCTTCGCCAAGCGCGCCGATATGCAGGCCGGTCTTGCCCCGCTTCAGCCAGATGATCCGGTTGATCGAGCTTGCCCCGGAAATCGCATAGGCAAACGCGCTGTCAGCCAGTGTGCCGGGCGTGAAATCCTCGAACGCGCCCGCCGTCGAAAACCAGACGGTGCGCGGCTCTGACGGGGTGGCGGCCGCAATCAGCCGCTGTTCATGGATTTCCAGCAGGGCGGGATAGCCATAGCGGCTTGACCATGCCGCCTCGGACCAGCGATAGGTGCCCGATGTGACCACGCCATCCGGCAACTGGCGGATGACCTGGGCTTGGGCATGATTGACCGCTACGCCCGGCGTGATGCCGGTCAGGATCTGCACGATCCCCACGCCATCATCCAGATAGCGCCAGCGCACATCGGGGTTCAGGCTGACGCGCTGTTCACCTTCGGAATGGGTTGGCGGGTTGACGCCCGTATTGGTGCCGACGGTCAGCACATAGGTCTTGCCATCATAGCGCATCTTCTGGCCGACACTGGCGGCGGTGTTGCCCGTCCACAGTGGCACCAGCGTATCGACGGCCTTTAGCTGAAACAGGCTGCCGGTGTGGCTGGCGTCAAAGATCGGCGCGGTGGCCGTCAGGGTCACGACGCCGGTGGCCGCGCTGGCCTGAACGCTCAGGTTGGTGTTCAGGTTCTGGACCCGGAACGGCCCGCCGATGAAATTGGCAGGCGCAATCGTCCAGTTGTTCAGGGCTAAGCGTGACAGTTTCTGCACCGGGCGCAGCCCATCGGTGATCCAGATCACGTCAGCGGCCTGAACCCATTGCAGCAAGGGCAGGGATGATGGCGGAAAAGGCGTTGCCAATTCGTAAGGGACAGCGCCGTTCATCACCAGTTGGCCATAGCGCCAGATCCGCAGGCGCAGGTCGGTAAACTCGATTGTCAGCGCATCATTTTCGGCAAACTCGAAATTCACCAGCCGGGCGGGCTGATCAGCATAGACATTGCCCCTGTCGATCGTGCCCGGCGCGCGTGTAAAGCCACCCTGACGCAGGGGGATGAAACCGCGACAGGTCCGCATGCCGGTCTGATATCGCTGATAATCATAGCGGCGATGCAAAAGCGGCGACAGTTCGCCCGAGGAAAACGCCAGTTGCGCGGGTGAGCTGCGGGTCATCGAAGCGCGAACTCCACCCAGTTCGGCTGCTCGGGCTGGCCGTCATAGCGTTCTGACCCGGATTGGCGGGCGTCCTGCCGCATGGCGGCGCGCAGCGACTGGTCGGCACCGCCTTCAAGCTGTTGCTGGCGCGCGGCGGTGCCGTTCCACAGGGGCGCCAGCAGGGCCGCCAGCCGCCAGGCGACGGCGGCGCGAAAGGTGGCAGGCAACAGGCTTTCGGTCGCGATCGTCGCGGTATAGCGGATCATCAGCGGGCCGGATTGATCGGCGCGGATCAGGTCGCGGTCGCGGCGCCAGCGGGTGCCAGCATCCCCCAGTTCGCGGATGGCAAGGCACCCGCCGGGCAACTTGTAGCTGAAGGGCAGGTTGGGGTCGCTGGCATTGCCGTCAGGCAGTGCCGCCAGCTCGGGAAGGTCTTCCAGAACCGACGCAAAGGACCAGTCACAGGCTTCCAGGCACAGATCAATCGCCACCTGATATTGTTCGGCGGCCGCGCGCGCCTGATCGGTATCGTCGGCAAACGACGAAATCGGCGAAAGCTCCATCAGCCGAAAGGCCTGGGCTACGATCGTCGATGTGGCGGCGGGCGATGGCATGGCAACCTGCGGTCAGATGATGCCGGGGCCGATTGCGGCCCCGGCGGGGATCGTCAGCGGTGCCAGTAGTGGATGGCAAACAGCATCGTTCCGGCCGCGACAGCGTTGGCCACGCTGCCATGGGCATAGATTTCGATCAGCCCGCCCGGATCGGCGGCAAGACCAAGGTTCTGCCACAGGCGCTTGCAGTGCTGGGCTGGCGCGCCGCCGACGATCGGCATCTGAACCGCGGCGGCGACCTTGGTGGCGCTGACCAGCGCGACCGGGTCGGTCTTGGTGCCGATGCGGATGTCGGCATAGCCCCAGTTCGACACCCAGAATGACGTGCGATCCGACAGGATGCAGTCAGACGGGATGCGCGCCAGCAGGTATTTGGACCCCTGGCTGTCGGTGGCGGCATTCACGACGGTGCCTTGCGCGGTGAACCCCCGGCCTTGCGCCTGTTCAGGGTCGGGCGCGGCTTCTTGCAGCCATTGGTCGTTGATCAGATCTGACCTTGCAGTGACGACGGGCATTTCTGGCCCTCCTTTGAAATTGCGGAAAGGATCAGCCGGGCTGTCGCCCGGCAGACCAGATCAGGTTTCGACGCACTCGATGATCCGCACGCCCGCATCCTGGACACGGCCCGCCTCGACAAAGGCGTCGGTGTAGATGTAGGGCAGGTTCTTGGCGTTCGGGTTGTTCCAGATCGTCGATTTCACGTCCTGCCAAAAGGCCGCAACGACGTTCTTCTTCGACCAGACCGGGCACTGGCGCTGACCGGATGCGTTCATCGGCAGGCGGTTGGTCATGATCCAGTTGATGCCCATCAGGGGCGTCGGCTTGCCGTCGCGCAGCTGATCGACGTTGAAGCCGTTCAGGTTCAGGCCGGTCTGCGCGGCAATGCCCAGAAGATCATCTTCCTGCGCCGGGGTCAGGCAACAGTAAAGCTGGTCGTCATCTTCGGTGCCGAACTCGGCGCGCCGCAGCGCCTTTCTGACAGCGCGCAGCTTGTCAAGCGTCAGGCCGGTTGTGCTGGCAGGGATGATATTGCCGTTAGGCAGACCAGTCACGGTCTGGCCGGTCTTGCCGGTGGCTATGCGCCCCATGATGCCGCCGCCGGTGACGGAAAATGTGCCGCCCGGACCGGGCTCGATCCCAAGGATCGTATCGAACACGCCACGCTCGACGGCGGCGATCGAGTTGCGCATCAGGATCGAAGACGGATCCATCAGCGTGTCGAACTTGTCAACCGTATCGACATATTCGCCGTCTTCGATGACGCTCGGGCGGAACAGCACGCGGCGTTCGCGGCCGCTGATCTGCTCGGGGTTGGTGCGCGACCGGTCGGTGCCGCGCTGATAGGCCTTGGTGCCGAACAACTCGGCGATCGACGTGCTTTCGCCTTTGCCTTCGATGACGGTGACAGCCTGGCGCAGCGGGTTGCGCAGCTGCTGCGCCACCATCATGGAATTCTGCACATAGGTCATCTTGTGGTGGTTCTGAACGATAAGTTCGATGGGCATTGGCCCCTCCTTCGGAAAACTGCAATTGGGTGAGTTTTCGGAAGGGGTGCCCGGCAACCGGACCGTTCCTGGCGGTATCGTCGCCTGCACGGCCGTCTTTCCGGCTGTCGTTCGGACCGGTATAACCCGGGTGCCCGTCGGGGATATTCAAATACACAAAATGGCGGACCTGTAAAGG